TTGACTTAGAAGCAGGAGAACCTATTACAAGAGCAGGTGTTTCTGTTACTTTAAATCCAAAAGAAGCAGAAAGTTTTGTTAGTGGTAAATTAAGTTTACCAAAAAAAAGTGGGGATCCTGTTTTATTAAAGATAACTGCTAGCCCTGAAATGGTTGTAATGAGGGGAGCTGATTCAGGTGAGTTAGTTTTGGATGGTTATTCTTTAAATCAATCTAATATAGAAATAATTCCCATAAAAGAAGAAGAGGGAAAAGTACCTGAAATCAAATACACAGTGGGTGAGCAAGGTAGTTTCATGGAAGAATTAGAACGATCCTCTGAACTGAATAAGAAAATCAAGGATGCGGAAGCAATGTTGGAGTATTTTGAATCTCGGAACATGGATCAAGAAGCAAAGAAACTGAGAAAAGAGATCAATGAATTCAAAATCAAAAACAATATATAGTTATTTTTATAACAATTATTATATAAAAAATTTTTTCATTTCATTTTTTTCACGTAATGGAGTAATGATGTATATATTATATATATATTTCAATACTTTGAGCCATTACCTAGCCCATACTTTCCCCTTACTTCATTACTTGAGGATTAATAAAAATGCTTGATTTTATTGACGGTATGTATGAATATTGTGCTATATGTGGACTCGAAATAGAAGAGGATTGTGATTGTTAATGGCTAAAAATCATGGTGATATAGTTGAAGATGACGGCTTAACCCGAAGGCAACGAGCCTTTGCCCAATATCTTGTCAAAGAGAATGGTAGAGCTACGCCTACTGAATGTGCAAAAATGGCTGGTTATTCTGAACACTCAGCAACACAGATAGCTTGTAATCTACAAAACCCTAAGATGTTTCCTAGAGTTGTAGAATATATTGAAGACCTGACAAAAGATTATGCCCAGGCGGCGAAAATTGATTTTATGAAACATGCAAGAGAAATGGCAAGACTAAGAGATTTAGCTATTGAGAAAGATCAGTTCAGTGCAGCGATTAACGCTGAATATCGAAGAGGTTTGTTGGGTGGCTTTTATGTTGATCGAAAAGAAGTAGTTACTGCTAGTTTGGACAATATGTCGAGAAAAGAACTACAAGAAAAATTAGAAAATTTGAGAAGAGAAAATCAGCTGATCCAAGATGCCGAGTGGAAAGAGGTTGAAGATCAATCAGAAAAAAAATAATTTTTTTATTTGACTATCCCATAAAATTATAATAATTGTTTTTACATGGAGTTAGAAAGGAGAGAACACGATACTTTCACAATGAAATCTTTGGGCAAAACATCTTATGTTAATTTCTCCTCGCTTTTAACTACTAGCAAGTTTGTCCGAAATTTCGTGAAGGTCTTTTTACTCCATACGAGGGTAGTAAGGGCTCTAAGTTATATGATGTTGGAAGTAATTAGCCGACTATACGATAATCTATGGAGAAATCCCCTCGCAGTGGATTGGTTTCAGAGGTTGCCTCTAAGTTTTTCCAACCACTTTAAAAAAAGCAAACTTAACTCGCACAGTGCTAGGCTTGTCCTTTCGTGATCATTAACAGGTCTAGCACACCAAACAAAGGAGAGAAAATGAAAACTTTTAAAGCGATAGCTGATTGGACTACTACTCACGAATTAATTATAGAAGCAAATAATATTGATGAAGCTCTTGATAAAGGCGCAACAAATCAAGTTGTTATGGAAAAAAGAATTTCCTCAGTAGGATATGTTGTTAAAAAAATTGAAGAGATTGGAGATGTTAAAGAAAATGATTGATGGACATGATATTATGATTGACGAGGATGATCTTGATGAAAAATTACAAGAACTAATAACTCATTTTCACCCTAAGGCAGAGATCGATCAAACAGATGATTTAATCATGAAAAGGTATGAGGATATTAAATTACAAATAGTCGATTTGATTTTGGATATCTGGGATGAAAAAAAGTAAATACAAAGTTTACGTTTATGAAGCTTACACTAAGAGTTATATGGTAGAGGCAGAAAGCGAAATAGACGCAATAGTCAAGGTTGAGAAAAATGGAGAGCGACTAGATGAACAATTGATAGTAGGAAATATTCGACAACAAATTAAACCTAAAGAACAAAAACAAGAAGAATTTAGAATAGAGGAGGCAGTAAAGATATGATTGGTTGGCTTTTAGAAAAATTAGCGAAGTTTATTGAAAAGATAACTTAATAATATATAGATTAATTAATTCCCACTTTAACGAGCCCTCCTAAATATTGGAGGGTTTTTTTTATTTGACATTTCATAAAAAGTAATCCTATAATATCCTAATTAATAATTTATGGAGAAAATTATGAAACTAAATCAAACTTTAAGAACTCAGATACTTGATGAGCATGGTCGTATCTACTTACAAACAACAACTGATGAGAGAAAAAAATTAGATGAGGAAGTAGAAACTTTTAAATCTTTGCGTTTGGCTTCTCATGAGATCATAAAGAAAATGTGTTATGAAGTTTTTGGTGATCAGGATTTAGCAACACTGCGAAAATTTGGATTAACAACAACAAGATGTGAATTTAACGCAGAAACAACTTTTGATGTAGAGCAAGAAGAAGATACTTATATTGACGGAGTTAGAGAAACAAATCAAAGTTAAAAAAGACCTTAATTATCATAATTGGAAAAATAAGCCCTAATCAGTTTTCAATTAGAGGCTAAACATATAGCTTGTGTATACTTTGATCAATTTTTAAAAGTATAATCATAATCCTTTTTTATTATGTGAGTATGATGATACGCAAAAGTTTGAGTCAGAGAGAACTTATTACAAAAATTATTGTAAGGTACATAGCTTCGCTAATTATAATTCTAATAAATTTCCCGAAAGAGAACTTTATTCCATAAAAACATCATATGATAGTGATGTTCCCAATCCTTTTGCTTTAGAGATACCTGATGCTAAAAACGATAAGCTAAGGTTTAAAATTAAAAACAAAAAAGATCATGATACTTTATGTGAATTTCAAGCACAGAAAAATATTATGTTCCAAGCTTTAAGAAAGTATTGCAAGAAGTATTATGAGGTGCAAATAATCATGAGAGAGTATCTTAAAACTTGTAAGACCACTGATGATGTCAAAAAAGTTTGGGAGGATTTTAACCCAAGTATTTTGAAACCTGATATGGGTACAAGCGTTGCTATGAATACTGTGATCATGATGAGCCAATTAAAATCATTTCATGCAGATAGGTTAGCTAATGCTTAAACTAGATATCCGAGATGTACATTATGAATGTGGGGAGAGTAGCACTGCTTGTTGTCCAATAGCTTTAGCTTTGGTTGAGAAGTTTTTGGGTACTCATCCTACTGAAACTCATATATGGAAAAAGAACGGCATCCCCTTGTTTCGAGGGGAAGTCGTTAAGGTGTTTACAGAATACACAAGATTTTGGCATCCTATTAAAAATAAGATTTATGAATTTAATCATGATGAAACAATACAAAAGTTTATTATTAGTTTTGATGATTGGTATGAAGCATGGTGTAGAGATGAAGAATTACCACCAGAAACTACTATAAATTTTCCAAAACCGACTTGTGTCTGGAAATCAGAATTAGGTTTACATCAACCTCAATTCCTATAATATCCCAGAATAGAATGGAGAAACATAATATGGAAAAACACGAATATAGCTACGAACATTTAATTAAAAAATGTGAACTAACTAAATTTAACAGAGAAATTTATTTTTCTTTTATACAATCTTTATTTGAGATCACAGGCGACTTAGATGAAGTTCATGAAAAAAATATCTCTGTTAAAGAAAATAAAAAGTTAGCCCATTGTGTTGGAGAATTATCCGATAACATCAAGGGTGAACTTTGGAGAGAGTTAGAAAGACAATCATTGGATGTCATTTATGAAAAAGAAATTTTAGCTATCACTAGAGATAAGAAGGGAGATATAATTTCATGAGTAAAGAGGACATTTATAAAATATATATTGAGTGTTCCAATAATCTACATACCTTTTTGACGGAACATGATTTTTCTGACTATTACAATTCTGATTATTTTATCAGAAAAGCCATAGACGAATTTGGTAAACAGTGGGGAAGCTATCCTGATATCTGTAAATACAAATTAGAGGATAGTAAGAAATGGAGTAAAGTAGATGTCAAAAATTATGTGTTCTGAAGAGATGAGAGAATGTGAAGTATGTCAAAAACAATTTGATTTAGACTCAGAAGGCTTTTTAAATATTTTAGAAATATGTGAAGCTGATGACAAAGTTATTGAGGATTATGAAACGGAAAATAAAATTAATCTTCAAAATTATTTTTGTATTGATTGTACAGATAAAACTTTTAAGAAAAATAGAGGGGATATGACATTATATATTGGATTGACTATTTTTATAATTATTCTTATATTCTTAGGATATAAAATATTTAAATAGGGAGAAATTAAATATGAATGCAATGAAAGATGATCGATTAGCAATCACAGATTTAACTATTGGTGATATTGCCATTATAAGGAATGGCTCTAAAAGATAGCCTAACACTAGCTGAGAAACATTACGAAAAATTTGTTAGCGAGAAAAGATACAAAGAAAATGATCAAACAGGCTAAATGGAATATTGAACACGC